ATGCTTTGTAAATAGCTTCGTGATCTAAGGCCATAATAGTTTTTATTTAATTATAGAAGATAGCCATTATGCTGCTACCTCCATAACTGTGATATTAGATATTCCAGTAGTTCTAGGATCATTTTGAATATCATTTGTTCTATTTATATACGAATAATAATTATTAGGATTATATCCTACTTTAAATTGAACCTTATATATTAGAGCATTAGTGCTAGATGGTTGATGTAAAAACTGAATACTACTTTCTTTTAATTTATAAACTGCATATGTGTCTTCAGTATCTAAAGAAAGTTGTTTACCACCTAAAGCATCACCATTGGCTGCTGATAAAGCATCTGAAACTGGCCCTGCAACTCCAAAAGATCCACCATTATCATTAAAAACACATCTTGCATGATTGTAACCATTATTAGTTCCTGCAAATTGAAGCGAATACTGAACAAATATTTTACTTGAGCTAGAAGATGGTGTTAATGTTACTGATAGACCAGTAATATCAACAAAACTACCAGATTGAGTGCTTTGATAATCTGTTTTAGTAGCTGATTTTACTTGAAGAATTTTACCTGTACTAGCAAATGATAAATTACCCGAAGCATCCGTTACAATAGCCTGTCCAGATGTTCCATCAGCATTTGGTAGTTTAAATGCTACATCTGCTGCACTTGGAGCGTTAGTTGGTGCGTTGAGTGAAACAACATTACCGCCTGAGTGTTTGAGTGAAATCTTAGACATTATGCAGCTACCTCCATCGCTGTTATTGTTGACGCAGTTTTAGCATTGTAGGATTCATCATAAGCAGCGTTGACTCTATTAAGCCAAAGTGTTTTATTATTATAGCCAGATTTCACTTGTAACTTATAAGTAGTCGCAGAGGTAGTATTTGGTGTATCTAAAAATTGAAAACTAGCAGCATGACCTACATATTCGTTAGGAGTATTCCAGTTTGTAGCAAAAGTTATATTTGTTTGATTACTTCCTGTTGCACCAGTTCCGATTCCTATTTGTGTTGAACCTCTCAATAAAACATAGTGTGCGTAAGAATACTGAGCTCCTCCTGATATACCAAGATGAATTGCAATTAGAATTTTGTTAGAAGCAGACGAGGGTGTAATGTCTATACTCATTCCAGTAACGTCTACTAAAGAAGAACTGGTTGTAGAAAATGAATCAGTTTTAAATGTTTGTTTTACTTGAAGAATTTTACCGCCAACACCACTTGCTAAATCCGCAGCCTCTATTATTCCATTAGGTAATCCCCCTGCTATAATCCCTGTTATTGTTCCTGATCCGTTGATTGCTATTGGCATAACTATAAGATAACAAGAGTTGCACCGCTTGGCACGGTTATTGTGACTCCATTATTTATTGTAGGACTTACTGTGAGTGCGTTCTTTCCAGCAGAAATACTGTAAGAAGTTGTAGCAGCTTGGTCACTCTCGAAAAACACTTCATCAGTTCCTCCACCTGTAGCTCCAGCACCTCCACCGATAGCACCCCAAGCACCATTGTTATATCCTTCAAACTGATTAAGAGTTGCGTTATGTCTAAACATACCAACGGCAGGAGTTCCATCTCTCTGAGCAGTTGTACCAGATGGGATAGTTAGGCTAGATGTATAGTTATGAGTTACTTTTCCTGTAAAAGTTGATCCTGTTAATGCTGCGTGACCAAAATTTGCTTCGTTTATTTTTCCTAAAACAACATAAGTTGCATTATCTCCCGAAACTGCTGTTGCTATTTTTAATTCGTTAGTCGATGTATTTATATGAGGTTGAAACTGAGCAATATTCGCTGCTCCAGATGGATCGCTACTTCCAGAACTTATTGTTCTTAATGCTTGAAATATTTCATTTAATTTTGCACGGACAGCAGCACCCGTTCCATTGGCTGACTGATAATTATTACCCGTTTCACTGGTGGTAGAGCCTGGTCTAGCCATTTAAAAAAGTAACATTGAACCTATTCTAACTTGCTTTACCAAATCCGACAGCTTGATAGGTGAAATTTCTATCAACTGAAGCATTTGATGAATTTTTAAAATGAACAGTAAATCCCGTTCCAGAAATATTAGACAGTTCAAAAAAGTCCCCAGATTGCATATTTTGAGCAGTAATACCAATAGAAGGTAAGCTACTATTTGCACCGCCTTGAGTATTAGCAGTACCAACAAAGAACCCATGTTGGAACGAAACTGCTTTTGCTCCAGCACCACTCGCTATGGTTGCAGAACTTTGTTCCGTTCTTCTTTGCATAGATGCTGTATAACCTAATTGAAATACTCTTATATCCTGTGCAGGGTCATTACTTGTTAAATTTACCTTGAATTGAAAACCTCTTCCTTTATATGTTCCATTTGCAAATGTTTGGAAAGCTGTATAAGTAGGAGATCCACTATTAGGATCATCTTGAGTAACTCGCACCAACATTTCTGCGTTTACCTTGGTTGCAGTTAATCCATCAAAGTCACCTCTTGCATCTATATCAGGAATTGAATCGAATAAATCTGAAGGAAAAAATGCTTCTGTTAAGAAATGACGTTTTAAATCAAGACTGAATACATCTCCTAAATCAAAAGTAGTGCCTCCTGGAGTTCCTCCAAATTCATAAGTGCCTAACGGAGCAATACCTCCAATATCGTCTAAAGAGCTAACAGCATCTAAATCTGTGACAGCATCAAATAGTCCCGTACCAGTTAAATTTAACGAGTTAGTTGTTGCATCATAAGCAACATTTGTTTTTGTACCTTGAAACTGTGGAACGTCTAAATCTTCTCTTCTTGTTTGAATTAATTTAGCATCAAGATTATCTGGTAAATCTATAATTACACTTGCTTCACCATCACTGAACCTACCTCCATCATCTTGAAATTTAAGAATATACTCTCCTTCAAGTAATGGAACTGTAGCTTCTGTTGTGTTACCAGCTAAAGCTTTCACAAGATCAGTAGCATTTGAAAATGTTCCCGTTCCATCGGTTTTAGAAGAATGTCTTACATAAACACGACCACCATGAGTAACATCTAAATCTGTTGCTAAATTCCAACGTAACCTTACTTGTTTATCGTTTACGGGTTCTGCTGTAAGACCAGTAACATCAGCAGGAACAGCAGTCTTTCCAAGAGTAGTAAAGGTGTCGGTTACAGCCGTAGCACTAGGTTCTAATGCAGCATTTAAACTACGAACAGATACTTCATACGATCCTACTTTTGTGTTAAATATTTCAAAATCAGGACTGCTTGTTGTCGCTGAAATAATATTATTATTATCAAATCTATAATTAACCATATAATTAGAAACACCTGTAACAGGTTGCCATCTAACAATTAATTTAGATACAGGCTGGTTATTGATTAAAACTATAGTTTCATTAGCCGTAAGTCCACTAGGAGGAGACTTTAAAATATTTAATGTTGTTATTTTCTGAACTGGGATTGGTTTATTATCTTCAATAAAGGCATATTTTTCGTTTACATAAGCTAAAGCAGAAACTCCATAATTAATTCCATCTTTTTCTTCAACTGACATCACTCTGAATGATTGAGCAGAAACATTATCGTTTTCTAACAGCCAAACACTATTAGAATTTGGTGCTTGACTTAAAGCACTAGCCAAAGTAATTACTTTTCCTGATATTCCACTGACATTTTTAGTTTCAACTGTTCCATTGGGCATTATTACGCTTAATTTAGGATTATTTTGATCTGATAAATCAGTATCACTAGAATCATCTACAGTTATTTGCGTAGTTGTAGCACTAGCAATTCTTCCTCCTCTTCTAACACCTGATCTAGCTGGATCGGCAATACTGATAATCGTTCCAGGTCTAACAACTATCCCAGATTCCAATGAAACAGAAAATGATACCGCTTCAGTTTCTCTTTGTTCTGCAAATAATATTGCTTTTGCAAATCTTCTGGCTTGCCCTCTACTTGTACAACCTAATGCTTTTACTCTTTTAACATGAAGTCCGTATTTATTTCTATAAGCCTGTTCTGCTTCTACTTCTTCATAATCTAAATCTCTAGTTTCCATATTAAAATATGAAACTGCAATTACTGTGCTTCTAGTTTTTAAACTGCTTCCTGTATAACTAAATCCCTCTGGCCCTACATTGGCTAACGTAAATAAATAACTTGGATCTTTAGGACTGTCTTGAGCAAGAAGTAATGCACCTTCAGACCAGATAGGCATACATCTCATTACTCCTGATAAAGTTCTTATGACATCAAATGCTTCAACACTTGTCTGAATATTTATATTGCAAGCAAACCTAGCTTCTTGTCCACCAAATCCATCATCAACAAGAGTATTAGAAAACTTACTGGCAGTTACAAAAGAAAATAAATCTAAATTACTGTCAATAATATGATTACCTAGCCCATATCTAGTGTTAGTTAAAAGGTCAAGTAAAATTAAACTTGGGCACGTTGTCCATTGGGCAGCACCCATGACACCATTGAAAATGTAGCCAGCAGGGTAAACAACTCTTCCAGTTTGTAAATCTACAGTTGGAGTGCCAGAATTGTTAGCTCCTGCACCTGGGATTCTTACTTTTACTCCTCTAACTCTAAATGTTCTTCTTGGAATCCTGCTAAAAAATTCTGAATCTAAACGTAATCTTGTATAAGCACAATCAGGATATGTGTTTGTATCGTCTTCTAACTCAGAATAAGATTGCCAAATTAAATCTCGAAAATTTCTATCTGTACTATTAGCAGATGTTTTTACAAGACGAACATCTACAGGATGAGCACCAGTAAGTTTAATTCTGTATTCTTTATTATAAGCATCTGCTGTTCTACCCCTAATAGTGTCAGAGTGAACTGTAGTAAAACCTCCACCATTATATTGAAGTTGAATATCAAAACTTAAAGAACTACCAACTATATCTCCATCAGCTTCAAGAATTTGTAAAACAGGAACAGTAACAGTAACTTTTACTGCATCTAAATCAGAATTATTAGTAAGTTGTCTTGTTATCGGACTACCATTTTCAACTTTTACTCCAACATTGAAAATACTAGAACTTCCCGAAACTTTATCCATTTTAGCTTGGGGATTCGTTCCAAAACGAATATCAAAATCTACATTCTGATGGTTAAAATCAACAGCTTGTGGATTATTTGAATCAGCAGTAGAGCCTAAAATAGGAGTGTCATCTAAAAAAATATCTTTCTTTGCAGCATTTAAATATGCAGTAGTGCCTTTGGTTCGACCTTCTTTTGAAGGACTAGAAAAACCTTCTATTTCACCTTCTGAAATTAAATCTAATAAAGTTGCAAATTGTTTACTATGTAAATTATCTGAAGCAATAGTAGGAGGTTTACGGCTTCCACCTTTACCACCACCGCCACCAGAGCCAGTAATAAATTGATTATCTTTACTCATACCTGTACCGCTTCAGTATCTACATCACCACTTATAACAACTGAACCTGTAAATATTTCACCATAAACAATAGGAACTGGAGTACCAGCCCTTCCTGTGTTTTGTGTTCCAGAAAAATTAAATGATATTTGTGGATTATCTTCAAATGTAGGTTCTTGAGTCGGATATAACATTTCACCTACACCTTGAAGTATTAATCCAGCACCAATAGCACTCAAACCTGTACCAATAGCTGTTCCCAAAACACTACCAGCTACAACTCCTGCTCCTGTAGCTCCTGCTGCTGATACACCAGCAAAACTTGTTGTACCAAATAATCCTGCACCTGGAAAAAAGAATGACGCACCAATTAAAAGTCCTCCTATTAAGACATTTCTAAATCCGCTTCCTGCTCCTGATATTACTGGAACAATATGAATATCTTGTTGACCTATAGGAAAATCTAATTCATCTTTACTTATTTCATAGTTACCAATTTTTACTTGATAATATTTAGGATTCATATAACCTTCAATATCTGGAAAATTGTTTCTTAAAAAACTGATTGCTTGAGGTAAGTTATGTACCTCTATTTCAAATTCTTTATGACCTACAAATGAAGCCAATTCACCATATAACTTTAATTTACGAAGCATAACGTAACCTCTTTCCTGTACATTTTAGTAACCAAGGTGAGTATGGTTCTTTACAACTAAGTCTACCTGTTAAATGATGTAAAACATCTCCATCTATAAAAATAGCCACATGATTTAAACCAGCATCCATTATCGACATAAATAATAAATCGCCATTCTCAAGTTTCTCGTTTGGTTCTAATTCTCTAAAACCAGTAGCTTCGGCACATCTTTCAAACATAGGATCTTGAATAAACTGTTCTGGTGTTGTAGGTCTTTTCCAATCTCTAAGTTCAATATTTCTCTCTTGTTTATACCAATCTCTTACTAAAGACCAACAATCAGTAATACCCCAAACCCATTCTCTACCGATTATCGGTGCTTTATAACCTTTTGGTTCGCAATATCCCCATTGTTCTGTCTTAGGATTAACAATATGCCAAGGTAAATTTGAATTTTCACAACTAACTAAATCTGCTTGACTAGGAGTTGGAGGTGTAATTGGATGACTATGAAATATAGCTGTTATCTCTCCTAGATTATCTGCTCTTACATAGTCCTCTGGATCAATGATAAAACATTGATAATCTGTCATAGATAAATTACGACAGGGATAATATCTTTCTTTGCCTTTTACATTTAACAATAAGCCACAACATTCTTTAGGATCTTCAACCTTTGCATGACTGAGAGCAGCTTCTTTCCAATTATTCATGGTAGAAATGTACCAATAGAAGGAAATAAATCTTTAGTACAAACTCTTAACGGGATTCTTATATTTGCTAAATCAAATGAAGCAGCTAATTCAAATTGAACTACTGCTCTATTTTCTGCTGATTTTCGATCTATTTTATAAATTTCTTGAGGATATTCTGCTGTAGGATCTGGTGTTCCATAAGGATTTGTTCCTCCTGTAAAATTCGCAGCATCTAAAAATCTTGCTAAAGTTGTTATTCTTTTTACCACCGCACCAGTAAGATCATTTCCAGGGGTTACTTGATTTACACTAATTAAAACAGCCGTAATTATATTTGTAGCATTACTGATTGTAAGAGT